ATTATTCCACCCCCTCCGTTGCTTCTTTCCACGTCGCCGATTTCTTCAATTCAGCGCTCACCGAAAGCGTTTGGGCTGCGTTGTAGTCGTGGTGCTGCACCTTCACTTTCTTCACGTCGTTGAGCTTCGTCCCGTGCTGCACGCGCCAGCGCGTCACAACGTCGGGCGTGATGGTGATGGAAGCGTTCTCCCCGCTCGTCGTCGTCCCGCCCGCCTCGGCGAGCACCACGATGCGCCCGTCCTGCGGCTTGAGGATGCCGCCCGCCTGCCGGACAACCCGAAGGAGGAATGAGGTGTCGCTCTCGTTCGTCTGGTCAAGGTGCGGGATCTGGAGGCTCCCAATCTCGTCCGCCACGGATGCCTGGAGCCCGTTCCGCTTCGCCACCGCGTTTACAATTTCAGCGACAGTCGTGTTGTCGTAGGAGGCCGAGCGCCGGGTGACGAGCGACTTGGTGCCCTTAAACGTGTCGGCGGTGAATGCGGTGGAGCTGCACCGAACAGAAAGAGTGTCGGGCGGCCCCTCGATTTCGATTTCGTCCACTACGAAGGCATTGGCCACTCGGACGAGGGCGTTGCCGTAGCCGATCCAAACTTCGATGCGGTCGCCCCGCTGCGGGATGGGTAGGAGCTTCTCGCCGTCACGCGCGCAATCAAGCGTCAGGCTGAGCGCGTCGCTCTGCTCGTCGGTGGAGTCCACCACCTCAAGCAAAAGCAGCCGCGGCGCGTAGTCGGTTGTGAGATCGCTCCCGTTGGAAAGGATGCGGAATTGCGGCGTCATGCGTAAAGGATCGGCGTGCTGGCCGTCACGTCCTTGAGCGGCTTCTCGGGCAGTTCGAGGATGAGCCCGGAGGGCAGCGTCGGCCCGTAGTCCGCAAGCCCAGGGTTAAGCGCCAACGTCTTTTCAAGCACCTGCTTCTCGGTCGTGTCAAAAACGCGCCAGAGGATTTCGTCGAGCATTTCGCCGTCTTTGGTCCGGTATTGCATGGCCTAAACGATTGACGCCGCGAGGTTGGAAATTTTGGTGAGCGCCTGCTGGAACGGCCCGGCTCCGTCGTCGTATTTCTTGAGCGCCAGATTGAACTCTGTCCGCCTTGGCTGCCCGTTTGGCGCGAAAAAGGTGCCCGTGTCGCTGATTTCAGTGATGACCCACCGCCCCAGCACAAGTCCGGTCCCTGCAATAAGGAGCAGGGGCTTGCCCCACTCGGCCATGAGCCTAAGGCGCGCCACGTTGGCCCTTGTGCCTGTGAAGGGCGGGATGAGGGTCCCCCGGAGCTGGATGACGGGCGTATTCGGTCCAGTGAATTGAAGGCGGGGGAGCTGGCCAACACGGCGCTGCTCGGCCCAGTCGTAAGAGTGCGAGCGGGTGAGCTCGTCGTAGGCTGCGGTCGAAACGCTGAACGGGAAGAACCCGAGAATCATTTGAACGCTCATTGTCAATTTGGCACCAAGACGCCGTGTCCGTCGTTTAACGGGTTGAGCTTTAGGTTGTTTCGTATTTTGTTGGCAATCTCGTCGCCGTTCGCGCCGGGCGCGTTCACGTTGATGTTGTAGTGGTTTGTAGACATTCCACCCAAGCGCAGTTTTCCCAAGTCTTCTTGAGAAATTGGCTCTCGAGGTTGGAGGCTGACTTTTCCGGAAGCAGCGTTTTCGTTGCTGCTGAAAATCCCTTTGGCGAAGTTAAACGCTTTCTCAAGCGGCGTAACGATCCACGACTCAATCTTTTGCGAAATGGCGTTGAACTGGTCGCCAATCCATTTGAATGCGGGGTCAAGCGCCGTTTTGATTCGCTCAAATGCTGCATCCATTTCTCGCCCGATAGACTCGCGCGCTTCGATGAAAACGGAGCCGACCTTATCGCCCCACACCTGCGCTTTAGAGGTGAGGGTGTCCCAGTTGTTGTAAAGCGCCAGCACCGCAATTCCGACCGCCTCAACAGCGAGGCCCCACGGCCCGAACGCTGCAAAGACGGGGGTGAAATTGGCAATCGTCAGCGCAGCCGCCAGCCCGCCCCATCCCCCGGTTAAATCTTTGACTGCGGAAACGACTTTCCAAACACCCCCGGCAAACTCGCCGAATTTGCGCGCTATGTCAGGGAGCCCGGTGAGGAAATCCTTCATCGCTGGCAGAAGCTCAGACTCAAGCCGCTGCCCGAAATCCTGCGCCCATTGCTGGATGTCGTCGTTGTGTTCTTCCAAAAACTTGGTGATTGCCTCGCCGACTTTGGTGATTGCCGGGGCAAGCCCAAGCGCAACCGTGTTGCGGGTGCCCTTAAACGCAAGGTCAAGCGTGTCCATGCTCGAAGCCATGGAATCAACTTTTGCCTTACCCTCCTTGTCGAGAATGTAGCCAAACCGCTTGGCTCTCTCTAGGTAGCCGTCCCACTCGGATCGGCCCATGTGGAAGACGGTGGAAAGGTTTGTCGCGCCCTTCCCGAAAAGCTTTTGAACCATGGCCGCTTGGTTCATTTGGCCGCTGTAGTTCTTGAACTTGTCCGCAACGATCGCGATTTGCTGACCGAGCGGGAGCCCTTTGAGCTTTGCCTGCGATATGCCTAGCTCGTTGAGCACCTCAATGGTTTTGTCTCCGCCCTCCGCGATATTGGCCGAGAATTTGGAAAACGCCTTGTTGAGTTTCTCGTCGCCAACTCCAACGGTGGCGGCCATCACCTGCCACTGCTTCAGCGAGCCGGTCGTGATGTTGAGCGCCTCGGCGGTGTCGGCAAGGTTGTCCTCGGCGTCGATGAACCCCTTGGTGAGTTTCCAAAGCGCAAAGCCTGCAGCCGTTGCCGCTGCGGTAACCAAGAGCATCCGGTTGCGCGCCCCGGACAGAGCCGCGCCCGCTTTCTCGACCCGCTGCCCGACGTGCTGCGCCGCGTCACCCATCTTTTTGAAGGCGCGCCCCACGGAATCAATCCGGTCGCTCTTACCCTGGAGCTTTTTCATTTCGCTCTCGAGCTTCGTGAGTTGCTCGGTGGCGCGCTTCTCCTCCTCCGCGAGTTTTTTGATATTGAGCCCCGCCGCCTTTGCTTGGGCCGTGAGTTCATTCAGCGCCCGCCGCTCGGCAAGCACCTGTTTCATGGCAGCCGCTTCAACCTTTTGCGCCCCTCGCACGTCCGCCTTGTCGCCGTAGGCGCGAGAGAGCTTGACCGACTGCTGCGCCTCGCTGAGGGCCTGCGATGCGCCCTCGAAGCGGGATCGCGCTGCCGTCACGCTGCCGATGATGTCGCGCTGCCCACGGGCTGCCGCGACCGATTTGCCGAGCGCCTCAATGTCCCGCTTTACTCCGCCGAAGACGCCCTTGAACGACTGCTCAAGCTTGGCACCAATCGAGATTGTCGCGGAGAAATTGCGGTTTGCCATAAATCACTGCGGTTTGGGCACTAGCACAACCCACGCCCGAAGGTCTGAAAGAGAAAGCCGCTCCAATTCAGAGAGCGGCCATCCCGTAAAGTTTGCGAGGTAGAGAATGGACCTTCGGCATTCCTCCTCTTCCATCAAAAAAAACTGTCCAGCGCCTCCGAAGCCTTCACGAAGTCAGCGGCGCGGAGTTCGAGGAGGTCGTCAGGGGACCACCCGGTGAGGGACGCAAGCAGGGCGAGCTGCTGCTGGTCCTTGTCAGCGGCGGCCTTTCTCGCTGAGAAAACGTCGCGGGCCGAAGGGTTTCGGACGCGGAGCGAGCCGAGGACTGCGCCGTTAATGGTCACCGGGTGGTCAAGCTGTACGTCGATGTAATCAGGCTGAGACATTGGTTTCTTGGTTGGTTGGTTGCTGCTGAATTAGTTGAGCCCGAGGGCCGTGCGGATCGAGGTTAGACGGTCCACGCCGTTGACGATGCGCTTCATGTTTACGACGTCGATATTGTGCACCTCCTGCCCGTTTTGCGTGTAGCGGTAGGCACGGACGTTCACCTTGAGGGTCACGCCCGCCTTGGTGCCGGGGGTAACGTCGTCGGGCTGAATGTCGTCCAGCGTGCCTTCCATCATGACCTCAACGGGTTCGATGGTGCCGTTGAGCGACTCAAGCGCGCCCCGAAAAACGAACATCTTGGGAGCGCCGGGGCCGACGCCCCATAGGCCCGCGATGTCGCGATTCCAGTTCGACATCCTGATTGTCGACTCCATTTTTTCCATCCCCATGTCCAGCGCCACCGGGGCGTCCATTCCGCCCGCCCGGTAGTCTTCGGTTTTGACCGTGAGCGCCGGGAGCTGAATGGAATCGACGTTGCCAGCGTAAACGCGCCCGTCGATGAACATCGCGAAGTTTTTGAGAATTTGTGCGGCTGCGGGCATAGGTCAGGAGCGGTTACGAAACAACGAGGTCGGACAGGTAGTTGTTGGTGAGGAGCGACTGGAACGTGATATTTTCCGCCGGGTAAGGCGGGGTGAACTCGAAATTAAAGTACACCTTGCCTTGGCTGATGTTGGCCGGGGTGTTGAGCGTAGGATCCGCCCAGCACCGCCCGCCGAGGATCGCGCCAAGAGCGACAAGCGTGCGCATGTAGCCGTTGACCGACTCCACAACGTCGCGGAGGTAGGTTTTAGAAATGGCCCGGTCCACGGCCCAAAGGTGAGCGCGAAGGATCGAGTCGTTGATCATGTCCGCCGTCCGCCGCACGCAAAGAAAGGCGAATTTCGGATCGCTCGAAGTCGAGCGGTTGCCCCAGACCCGGTAACCCTGCTGACGGATGATAGTGGTGACGTTCTGCGAGTTGAGAATGTTTGCCCGGCTGTTAACGTCCCCAAGCACGAAATCGACGGGGCGTTTGGTGCCGGTGATCCCGAGAATCTCTTTGTTGGAAGGCGACCACCAAAAGCCGAAATCGTTGTCGGTCTTTGCCACCACGCCCGCCACGTAGGCGGAGGCGTAATCGTAGCCCACGGAGCCGTCCGTGTTGAGGATCTGAACGCCGGGGTCCACAATCATCACCCGCGAGGATCCAAAGTTGCCGGCGTAAGCCTGAGCGGCTGCGTCGTTCGTGTTGGGGCCGTCCGCGATGATGACGGCCCGGAGTCTGTCGGCAATCGAAACCATAGCGGTGAGGCCTGCCGCTTGATGAGTGAAGCCCGGGGCGCAAAGGATTCGAGGCACAACGCCAAGCACGGACTCGGCGCCGAGGAGCGCCTGCATCCCCAGATATTGGCCCGAGCCGTTAATGCTGCCGATGACATTGGTGAGCGTGCCCGCCGAGGTGTCGGAGTTGCTCTGCTGCGCAACGCGCACGACCACAACCACGGCGCCTGCCTGAGCAAAGATTGCGTTGAGCGCCGCCGGAAGCGTCCCCCCCGAGCCAAGACGAGCCGCAAGGGCGCGGTCGTTTGCCACGAGGACAGGGGTATCGAGCGGGAAAGCTGCGTCCTTGCCCCCGGAAAGGAAGCTGGCCGCCTGCGTGAGCACCACGCCAGCGCCGGAGGATCCGGCGAGAGCGGTTGGAGTCACAAGCGCCGTCACCGCCGAGTTGGCGTTGAGGTTGGTCAGAAGCGCCGTTGCGGTCGTGGTGGCGGTCCCGGTGCCGTCCGTCGCAAGCGAAATGGAAATGAGGTTGGTCAGCCCGGTCGTGACCGTCACAGAGAGCGAGGCTGAGTTAGTCCCGGGGTTGAAAATGCGGATTGCCGTGTTGTTGCCAATCGCCCCTGCCTGCGCAGCGGTAAACGTGATGCCGTTGTTGGTTGCTGCGGCCCCCACGACAAGGGAGGCGGAGGAAGCGCCTTCGGAGTTGGGGGCGGTCCCCACGAGCCCGATGATTGCGCTGTTTGCGGTGCGGATCGGGCGAGGCCCCGAGGTGATCTCGGTGACCTGTACGCCGTGGAGAAATTGGTCAGGCATGGTGCAAAATTAGGGGTGCGGGTGCCGGTCGTCTTGTGCGTTTTCTTCAGAGGAAGCCCGGTGTCGTCGGGCCATCATTTGCCAGAGTTTCATCCTGTCCGTCTCACAAGCTTGGGAGCGCGCTTCGAGGTTGCGGATGTGCTCGTCCATCGAGTCAAGGCGAGCGTCGCGCTCTTGCTGAAAGAGCGCGTTCGCCGCTTTAATCGCCTCCGCCGACTGGTTTGCTTGCGCCGCCATTGTCTTTTGAAGCCAGACAATCGCAATCACGAGCACCCCGACAAGCGGCCCTTGCGAGCTGAGCGTGTGAAGGAAATCAGGGGAAGCGGCTTCGATCATTTCTTTTTCTCGGGGATGAAATAGGCGGCTGCTCCTGCCAGCGCGCTTCCAGCGGTGGCAATGGTCTGAAATGTCTCGTTTGAAACGTGGACGCCAACGAGGCCAAGGAGAACGGCGATGCCGCCCCAAGAGGAGGGTTCGGACAAGCGAGAGAAGAGTGCTTTCATGTTGATGTGCGGTTGAGGTTAGGTCAGCGGAAACAAAGGACGCTCAAGTCGGTGTCATCTGCGAATGAACCGTTATATGCGGTGAAACAAACGCGGATGCTCGTTGTGGTTTTGCCTGCGCGACTGTCGGTTGTGTTTACGCTGCTGCCGTTATACAAGGACAGCCACCTTGCATTTCCAGCGCCGCCGCCGAAAGTGTAAGCGTAACTTGTATCAGCAAAGGCGCTTGTGAAGTTTATCGTGTAGTCTCCGGTGCCGTTCTTGGTGATTGAAGAGACGTTTTCGCTCGCCCGGATTGCGCCCGTCACGCCGTTAAAGTTGACCCAAGCTTTTGCTGTGGTCGGGGAATCGGTCACACGGTTTCCGCTCATGGCAATCGCACCAGACATTGTGCCGCCGCTGAGCGAGAGCTTCAAAGCGTTTGCTGTGTCGACATATTGCTTTGTCGCCGCGTGAAGCGTTGCTGTTGGGGCGGCCGAGAGGGTCAAAAACCCCGTCATGGTATCGCCCGCACGGTTCACAGGGGTGAAACCCAGCGCCGCCTGACACGTAGCAATAAGCCCGTCCACGTAGGCTTTTGTCGCCGCGTGAAGGTTAAGCGTTGGCGCGCCGCTTAGAACAAGCGGCCCGGTCATCGTGTCCCCCGCTTTGGCCACGTAGAGCGTTTGTGCCGCGTTGAGGAGCGCGATGTCCAC